GGTATCGGGGGCAGACTGTAAATCTGTTGTCTTAGGCCTTCTCTGTTCGAATCGGAGAGCACCCACCAGAGTAGCGTGTGAGGCGGTCGGGGGATTGGTGCTAATTGGGAACACACGGCCCTTGCAAGGCTGAGTAAGCGGTTCGAATCCGCTATCCTCCACCATAAATATTTCTTTACACATTACACAGAAAATTAAATGAAACAATTATTTTTAACTTTATTTTTATTATTATCGTTAAATGTAAACGCTGCAACAACTTATGTTTACAATGTGACAAAGGATGAAGTAGTTGAAGAATATGCATCAGAAAGAATACGACCGATTGCAAGTGTTACAAAATTAATGACTGCAATTGTTGTGATAGAAAGTGGCGCATCATTAAATGAAAAAGTTCCATACAGAGGTTTTGCAGGTAGAAAAGAAATGACCAGAGAGCAATTACTAAAATTGCTTTTAGTGAAAAGTGACAATAATGCAGCAGAAGCTTTAGCGAAAAGTTACATAGGTGGTAGAAGTGCCTTTATTGCAAATATGAATCATAAAGCAAATCAGTTAGGCATGACCAAAACAGTATATGAAGATCCGTCAGGTATAGGAAGAAATAATTTAAGTAATGCAAAAGACCTTTCACTATTATTAACCTATGCATACAATTACAGTACCATGCGTGATTTATCCGCATTGGAGAGTTTTAATATTGAAAGTGTTGGTAGAAAGAAAAGAAAACCTAGAGTGATAACTGTAAACAATACAAATTTTAATTTGTTAAAAGAGTATAAAGAAATAATAATTTCAAAAACAGGATTCACTAATGCCGCTGGTAAATGTCTAGTAATGTACTTGACAAAACATGATGAAAAATATACAATAGTAATTCTTGGTGAAAGAAACACACAAAGTGTGCAAAGAGTGGGTCGTAATATTATTGAAAGATTATAGCCCTTTTAGTTAAATGGTATAACAGTTGATTTGTAATCATCTATTGGCAGTTCGATTCTGTCAAAGGGCACCATTATCTTAATTGTGTTATTTGTAAGCCCAGAAGGATAGGCGCCTAAATTTCAATCCGTTATGTAGGCCATTCAATAACTAGTTAAACCTAGGCAATCACTAGTGAGATGGTTAGATAGTACAGATAACACAACTAAGGTAATGCGGGATTAGTTTAATGGTAAAACGAGAGCCTTCCAAGCTTGAGTCATCAGTTCGATTCTGATATCCCGCTCCAGTTTTCCTGAGTGTAGTTCAGCCTGGTAGAATGCCTGCTTTGGGAGCAGGAGGTCGGGAGTTCGATCCTCTCCACTCAGACCAATAAAGGTAATGTAGCACAATGGTAGTGCAGCACCTTCATACGGTGTGTGTTGGGAGTTCGAGTCTCTCCATTACCACCAAACGGTCCTTAGTAAAATGGATAATTACGGTAGGCTACGGACCTACAGGCGGGAGTTCGATTCTCTCAGGACCGGCCAATTGTCCCGTAGTTAAATGGTATAACTGTCGATTGATAATCGACCATTACAAGTTCAATTCTTGTCGGGACAACCAATATATTAGGAGTGAACATGTCAGATGGTGGTAAAGGAAGTAAACCCAGACCTTTTAGTGTAGATCAAAAAACTTTTGATGACAACTGGGATAAAATATTTAAGAAAGAAAAAGATCCACTAAAAGAAATGGATAGAGTTAGTGATGAATGTGGTGATTACATTACTAATGAAATCGACATTCCTAAAAATAACCCGGAGTAGTATAATGGCAGTGCGGCGGTCTCCAAAACCGTTAGTGGGAGTTCGATTCTCTCCTCCGGGGCCAACAACTAAAAGGAGAAAAAATGAAAAAATTAAATCTTGAGGAAGTAAAAAACTACATTCTAGCACAATCACCTGAAACTAAAATTTATCTTGGTGCTGACTCCGAAAGATTTAATATGAATGGTGTTTGGTATGCAGATTATACAACAGCGATTGTTGTACACATAGATGGTCGCCATGGATGTAAAATCTTTGGTGAAGTCACAAGAGAAAGAGATTACGATCAACGCAAGGATCGTCCATCTATGCGATTGATGAATGAAGTATATAAAGTATCAGAACTGTTTCAAAATCTTGCTGAAGTTTTAGAAGATCGTTATGTTGAAGTACACTTAGACATTAACCCAAATGAAATGCATGGATCATCTTGTGTAATTCAACAAGCAGTTGGTTATATTCGTGGTACATGTAATGTGATACCTATGGTTAAACCAAGAGCATTTGCGGCTTCTTATGCAGCAGATAGATTAAAACAAGTTTTAGCAGCATAACAATGGTGTCTATGGTGTAGTGGAAGCATTGCTCTCTGTGAAAGAGTAGGTACGAGGTCGGTACTCGTTAGACACCCCAATTAACTATAGGAATATTTTAAAATGAACTTGACGCCTCTTAGAAATAATGTTATAGTAGAAAAACTTGAGAAAGAACTAACTACATCATCCGGCATCATTCTTAAAAGTAATGATGAAGCAGATAAAGCAAAAGTTATTGCGGTAGGATCAGAAGTCACTGATGTTGCAGTTGGTAATACCATACTAATTAATTGGAACAAAGCCGTTAAGTTGATGGATAATCTATATCAAGTAAACGTCAATGAAGTTGTTGCAATATTTGAATAATGCATCGTTAGTTCAGTGGTAGAATCCCTGCCTTACAAGCAGGTTGTCGGTGGTTCGAATCCATCACGATGCACCAAGCACCTTTAGCTGATGTGGTCATAGCAGCGGTTTGAAGAACCGAGAAACTAGGTTCGATTCCTAGAGGGTGCACCAAAAGTGTCACTGTAAATATCCCATTCTATAACTTTGAATTCTTTATCAATAAATTCATTATATAATGGAATAAAATCTTCACTGTCTATATCTCTTGTATAGATAGCATAGCGGTTAAAGGTTTTTTCGTAGTATTTGTACTTCATAGAAATATTTATGCCCATGTGGTGAAATGGTAGACACGCTAGTCTTAGGAACTAGTGCCAAAAGCGTGGCGGTTCGAGTCCGTCCATGGGCACCAATGCGAGTATGGTGAAATCGGTATACACAGCAGACTTAAAATCTGCCGCCGCAAGGCGTGACGGTTCAAGTCCGTCTACTCGCACCACTAAATAAAAGGCGGGTTGGTGAAATGGTATCACAGAGGACTCATAATCCTCAGTTCCTTGTTCGACTCTTGGGCCCGCAACCAGTTATAGACTAGCTTGTTTTCCCGAACCTATAATACATCCTTCACCTAAAAAATTCTCACCATATTCTATCATTGTCCATGATCCTGTCTCAGAATTTCTGTATAGAGCGATTTTAGTAACAAATTCTCTGTACATATTATTCTCGACCATAAAATCGAGTTTCTCTCCATAATTTGTTTTCAAGTTATCTAACATTTCATTTAGTTGATAACAAGCAACAGGCTTTTGTCTTTCTTCTGCATACGAAAATGTAGAGAATGCCATCATAGTAACAAGTAAAATCTTTTTCATTTAATTTTCTCCCTTGAGTTTAATTTCACAATCTACCCATTTCAAATTGTTATAGTACTCATAGGGCCAAGTTCCTTTTGGGATCAGGCAGCGACCAAGCTCTGGTTGTTCTTGTATTCGTATTTGAACAACAGCCCATACCAACCAAGTTAAGTATATGGTAACCACAAAAGCTATACCATACTTCCATGCTTCACATCTGATACGGTTTAATCTTTTTCGTTTCTTTGCAGCAGCAATCTTATCCTGTACTCGTTTCTTAGCCCAAGCAACAGATTGCTCTTTCTTCATTTTTTCCATCATGGCATGTACACGGGTGTACAAATCCCCTAGCTCTGGCGGACAATTGTAAACCATGAGTTCACGAAGTTCGGCTTCCATGGCAGTCAGTCTGCTCTGCATAAGCACACGCTGTAATGCTCGTTTACCTAGACTAGTTTCTCCAGTGTAAACTTCTTGAGAATGTTTTTCTTCTTCTTCAAAGATAGCGGTACACTTAGCGTAATTCTCGAAATATACGCCAAGTTCTTCACCAATCTGGGTGTAGATATCGTTTGGTTGTTGCTTGCTTAATTCAATTACACGGTTTTTTTCAGTGATATACTGATTCTTTTCAGCAACAGTAGGAGGGTTATCTTTGTGACGTAAGTTAAACTGTTCTTCAAGGTCATTGAGAACACCTTTAACGTCTCCTGCTGCACTTGCTATTTCCTTATATAGTTCACAACCTTTTTTGACCGCTTGTACTGCACCATTAGCTAAAGCAAATAGTGTTAATGGATCCATTTTCTCCGCAGTTTAAATGTTGCATAACGAAGAAAACTAATGTATTATTTTAACTTCAAAATCAATTTTAGGTGATCGGCAAAATTATTAACTACCTGGTCAGACTGTTTCAGCCACGGTCCCCAAAACCCATAAGTAAGAGAGTCATATGCTTTGGTGAAATGATGATATCCATTTCTCTTTAAATCAACAAATTCACATAAGAAAGTTGTATACTTATCCATTGAATCGTTTATCGTATATGGAAAAGTATATGTGGGTTGTGGGTTCCAGTACATTTTCACCCTTAAAATTTAGTGGACACTTTCTATTTATGCCACATAGCCTCTTGATTAATGTCGAAAACCGTGTTAGAATGATATACATTTGCACTGAAAGGAAAATTCATGGAAAACATTAAAGTAGTAAAACTGGTAACTGGAGAAGAAATTCTAGCTGAAATTGAGTCTGGAGAACTAGGATACAGACTGACTAACCCCGTTCAAATTGCGATAATGCCCGGACAAAACGGTAAACCAAATATAGGATTTGCTCCCTGGCCTATTCATGCCGAACAAGAGAAAGACAGCGATTATATCGTTCAAAGAAAACATGTAGTATATGAGTATACACCAGCACAAGAATACTTAAACAATTATAATCAAATCTTTGGGTCAGGAATCGTTCTTCCTCCTACCAAACAACTTATCACTGGCTGATGACTACATTCTATACCAATGTTCAATGTTTCGGTAACAACATTCTCTATCGTGGGATAGAAAACGGTAAACGAATCAAAGAAAAACTTCAATATCAACCTACTCTGTATGAGATGGTGAGAAAAGAAACTCCATTCAAAACACTGAATGGAGAATACTTGCATGAATTCAAATTCAATTCAATTCGTGAAGCAAGAGATTATTTAAAGCAAAACGAAGGTGTTACCAACAAGAAGATTTATGGTAATACTCGTTTCGAATACAATTATATCTCTGAGCAACATCCAAATGAAGTTGATTGGGATCAATCACACATTCAAATTGCAATCATTGATATTGAAGTTGGTTCTGAGAATGGATTCCCCGATCCGTATGAAGCATCAGAACCAATTACTGCTATTGCTGTAAAGTATCTTGGTGGTAAGACTTATGTGTGGGGTTGCGGTGACTTTGAAAATAACGATGAGAATGTTACATACTTCAAATGTCGTGATGAATATACACTAAGTAAAAAGTTTCTTGAGTTCTGGACAAAAAACTATCCCGACATCGTAACTGGTTGGAATATTAAGTTCTTTGACTTTCCATATCTTGTAAACAGATTCAATAGAATTCTTTCTGAGCAAGATGCAAAGTCACTTTCTCCTTGGAATTATGTCTCAGAGAGAACAGCAATTCTGATGGCAAAAGCACATACAGTTTATGAGTTTGTTGGTTTGCCTATGCTTGATTATATTGAACTGTATCGTAAGTATGCTCCTGGTGGTGCATCACAAGAATCATATCGCCTAGATAATATTGCTCACGTTGAATTAGATAAACGTAAAGTTGATTATTCTGAATATGAAAACCTACATCAACTCTACAAACTAAACTACCAAAAGTTCATTGAGTATAACATTGGTGATGTTTCTCTTATTGAAGAATTGGAAGATAAACTGAAGTTGATTGAACTTGCTTTGACTTTGGCGTATGATAGTAAAACAAACTATGATGATGTTTTCACACAAGTTCGTATGTGGGATACTATCATCTATAACTTCCTACGCCGAGATAACATAATTGTTCCACCAACAGAAAAGAAAAGCAAATCAGAAGCGTTTGAAGGTGCTTATGTCAAAGAACCTCAAGTGGGTAAACATGATTGGGTTGCATCGTTTGACTTGAACAGTCTATACCCACATTTGATTATGCAATACAATCTATCACCAGAGATGCTTGTTGATCCCGATGATTACACAGACGAAATGTCAAGAATCATCAATAGTCGTGTTTCTGTAGATAAGTTATTGAAGAAAGAAATTGACACTACAGGATTAAACAATGTAACTCTGACTCCAAACGGCCAATTCTTCAGAACAGACAAACAAGGTTTTCTTCCTAAGCTTATGGCTGAGATGTATGAAGATCGTAAGAAATATAAAAAGAAATCACTTGAAGCAAAACAAGAACTTGAAAACGAGAAAAACAAATCTAAACATTTTGAAATACAAAAGAGAATAGCCAGATTCAATAATCTACAACTTGCAAAGAAAGTATGTTTGAATTCTGCATACGGTGCAATGGGTAATGAATACTTTCGTTTCTATGATCTGCGTATTGCTCTTGCAGTTACATCAGCGGGTCAGCTTTCTATTCGTTGGATTGAAAACAAACTCAACGAATATATGAACAAACTAATAAAAACGGAAGGAGTCGATTACGTTATTGCGTCAGATACAGATTCGATTTATCTCAAGCTTGGTTCACTTGTGGGCAAAGTCTTTCAACCGCTACAGTCACCTGATAAAGTTATCGCCTTCATGGACAAGGTCTGTGAGGATAAGATTCAACCTTATATCGACAAAAGTTATCAGGAACTTGCTGATTATGTTCACGCATACGACCAAAAGATGCAAATGAAAAGAGAAGCTTTGGCTAACAAAGCAATCTGGACTGCAAAGAAACGATACATCATGAATGTATACAACAACGAAGGTGTGCAATATGCTGAACCTGACTTGAAAGTGATGGGTCTTGAAATGGTGAAATCATCAACACCAGCACCTATTCGTGAAAAGATGGAAGAAACAATTAAGCTGATGATGAATGGCACAGAAGAAGATGTGCAGAAGTTTGTTGCCAACTTCAAAGAGGAATTCAAGAAATTTTCACCTGAAGAAATTTCGTTTCCTCGTGGCATTCGTGGCATCAAGAAATATTCCGATTCTGTGACATTATATACCAAAGGAACACCGATTCATGTTAAGGGTGCGATCATATATAATAATGCTCTCAAACAAAAAGGATTGGATAAAAAATATCCACTCATCAACGATGGAGAAAAAATCAAGTTCTCTTACTTGAAAACACCAAATCCATTCAAAGAATCAGTCATATCTTTTCCAGTAACTCTACCCAAAGAGTTTGACTTACAAAAGTATATCGATTATGATATGCAATTCGAGAAAGCTTTTGTTGAACCAATTAAAGTCGTTTTAGATTGCATGAATTGGAATATTGAGAAGCAAAGTACACTTGAGGATTTCTTCGGATGACTATCGCTACCTTTACCTTTATTAATGCTGTATTACTTTCAGCCGTAGCAGCATATTACTCTGTCATTGGATTAGCTGCAATATTTCCAGGCTCATTCTGGCCTGTTGTTTTGATGGGTTCTGTTTTGGAATCTGCAAAACTAGTAACTGCATCATGGTTATATCGTAACTGGAAAACAGCACCAGGAATATTAAAATGGTATCTAACTTCTGCTGTAGCCATTTTGATGCTCATTACATCGATGGGTATTTTTGGTTATCTATCCAAAGCACACCTAGAACATGCGTCAGATATTAGTCCTGTGACCGATAAAGTTGCAGTGCTTGATGAGAAGATACAGACACTAAAACAAAATATTGAATTAAATAGAAAAACACTAAATCAACTAGATGCTGCTGTTGATAATGTAATGTCTCGTTCTGATTCTGAACGTGGAGCAGAAAGATCCATTCAAATTAGAAAATCACAACAAAAAGAAAGAAATCAACTCAACGAAGAAATAAACAAAACACAAAAAGAGATTGCAAAGCTAACAGAAGAAAGAGTGCCTCTTAGTGTGGAATTAAGAAAAGCTGAATCTGATTTTGGTCCTATCAAATACGTGGCTGAACTCATCTATGGTTCTGGTGAAAAAGATATTATTGACAAAGCAGTTCGTTTGGTAATAATATTAATTATGATTGTGTTTGATCCTCTGGCTGTGTTACTATTAATTGCAAGTAATATTTCAATGGGTGTTCGTGAGGAGAAGAAAACAAAAAGGAAGGATGATGGGAGAGATCAAAACCCGGTATATCAAAGAGTTCAAGAGGCGAAAAAGAAGCTTGAGGAACGAACTGATCCGCCTGAGGAAGAAGTACCCAGGGAAGAAAAATCAGGACCTGAGGAAAGGCCTGATGAAGTGGTACAGGTTCGTAAAGAAAATGTCATTGTCATAGATGAAACATCAGGCGAATCAATACCGCCACTGAACCCAACAAAAAAACTTGAACCTAAATATGATTACGATGAACCTCTAGCATTTAAAGAGAAGGATAATAAATGAGCATCTTAGATAAAATCAAAAAGAATAGCAGCATTAAAGAATCTGCTATCTTGTCAAAGTCAAAATTCTTTACACAGAAAGATATGATTCCTACTTCTGTGCCTGCAATCAATATTGCATTGAGTGGTAAACTAGATGGTGGATTAACTCCGGGTCTAACTATGTGGGCAGGACCATCTAAACATTTTAAAACTGCATTTAGTCTATTGATGGCTAAATCATATTTGGACAAATATGAAAATTCCGCTTTATTGTTTTATGACAGTGAGTTTGGTACTCCTCAATCTTATTTTGATTCATTCGGTATTGATACCGATAGGGTGTTACATACTCCTATTACTGATATTGAACAATTGAAATTTGACGTGATGAATCAATTAACAAATCTCGAACGAGAGGATAAGCTTATCATTGTTATTGATTCTATTGGTAATCTAGCATCAAAGAAAGAAGTTGAAGATGCTCTAGATCAAAAATCTGTTGCAGATATGAGCAGAGCAAAACAAATCAAGTCTCTATTTCGCATGGTGACACCACATCTCACGATGAAAGATATACCAATGATCGTTGTTAATCATACATACAAAGAGATTGGTATGTTCCCTAAAGATATTGTTGGTGGTGGTACTGGATCATATTATTCTGCTGATAACATCTTCATTATTGGTAGACAACAAGAAAAAGAAGGACAAGAAATTGTCGGTTATAACTTCATAATTAATGTAGAAAAGAGTAGATATGTTAAAGAAAAATCAAAGATACCTATTTCTGTATCCTTTGACGGTGGTATTAGCAAGTGGTCTGGTCTATTGGATATCGCACTCGAAAGCGGTCATGTAACTAAACCAAGTAATGGTTGGTATTCTCGTCGTGATGCTGATGGTGTGTATGAAGATAAAAAGTTCAGACTAAAAGATACAGATACCAAAGACTTTTGGCTTCCTGTATTGAAACAAAAGTCCTTCCGTGAATTCATCGAAAATAAGTATTGTATTGCGAATGGAGAAATTATTTCCGATGATGCAGTGGAAGAAGTGTTTGATGTTGAAACTACAAACGGAGCATAAATGACAGAAGGATTAGACTATTGTTTCATCTATCCCAAAGATGATCCACAATCTGTGCATGTTCGTCTATTAGATGGTAAATACAAAGATACCATATTCAAATATGGTAAAGTGAAATTTGAAGAAAGACATGGGAATGTGTATTTACTTTTTGCATACGATGTGCTAGAATCTACAATTGATACGCCTAAGAAGTTGGAGAAAGATACAGAGTTTAAAAACTACTTAGGCGATTTATTGATAGAGATCATGTCGGGCAATCTTGAACAGGATATAATTGATGAAACTGGAACAGACGATACTAAAGAATCTGATTTACAATGATGAATATCTACGAAAAGTTATTCCTTTTCTAAAGACAGAGTATTTTCAACATGGTACTGAAAGAATAATTTTCAATGAAATTTCATCATTCGTATCATCTTACAATGCTCCACCAACGATTGAAGCTGTTACACTTGCCATTAAAGAGAAGAAAAATCTTACAGATGATCAAGTGGCGCAATGTGAAAGTTATCTACATGAAATTGTCGAAACTTCAAAAGAGACTTCCAAAATCGAGTGGTTACTTGACAAATCCGAAATATTTTGTCAAGAAAAAGCGATATACAATGCTGTCTTGGAATCTATTTCTATACTCGATGGAAAGGATAAATCTAAAGAGAAGGGAGCTATTCCCAAGATATTGGCTGATGCATTGGGTGTAGGCTTTGATACAAATATTGGTCATGATTATTTGGAGAACTCTGATGAACGATATGAGTTCTATCATAGAAAAGAAGAAAGAATTCCGTTTGACCTAGAATTCTTTAACAAGATCACAAAAGGTGGTCTACCCGCAAAGACATTGAACATTGCACTAGCGGGTACTGGTGTTGGTAAATCTTTGTTTATGTGTCATGTTGCAGCAGGATGTATGGTGCACGGAAAGAATGTTCTCTACATCACAATGGAGATGGCAGAAGAAAAGATTGCAGAGCGAATCGATGCAAACTTACTCAATGTTACTATTGATGAGCTTGCAACATTATCTAAAGAAATGTATGACAAGAAAGTTGAAAGAGTAAGAAAGAATACTACAGGAAAACTTATCATCAAAGAATATCCAACCGCAGCAGCATCTACTGTACATTTCAGGACACTTTTAAATGAACTTCATCTCAAACGCAGCTTCACTCCTGACATTATTTTTATTGATTATCTTAATATTTGCGCCTCCGCAAGAATCAAAGCAGGAGCAAATGTCAACTCATACACCTATGTCAAGTCAATTGCCGAAGAACTGCGAGGTCTTGCAGTTGAGTACGGAGTTCCAATCGTCAGTGCTACACAGACTACAAGAAGCGGATTTACTTCATCTGATCCCGGGCTCGAGGACACAAGTGAGTCTTTTGGTCTGCCAGCAACCGCAGACTTGATGTTTGCTTTGATAACATCCGAAGAACTTGAAGCCTTGAATCAGATTATGGTCAAGCAGTTGAAGAATCGTTATTCTGATCCTACGACACATAAGAGATTCGCTGTTGGTATTGACAAATCGAAGATGAGGTTGTATGATGTTGAACAAGCAGCACAAGACGGTATCGTCGATGCGGGTAAAGTTGACGATAAGCCTCTGAATACTTTTGGTGATAGAGAAAGACAATCAAACAAGAAGAATAAGTTTGGTGGCTTCAAAGTCTAATAAATATTTGATCACAACCTAATTCATAAACAAAATGAGTGCAGCCTCAGATAAATTCGAACAAGATGTAGCAAAAGAAATAAACAAGCTACCCGGCATCAAAGCTTCTAGGCCGTCGGTCGGCACAGATTTCTCAGATGTTAAAGTTGAATATAAAAACATAAGAACTTGGGTTGAAGTTAAAATGTCCCATACAGACAATTTATCTAACCCCAGAGTTTATTATGAAAAAGGTCAATGGAAAACAACATACAAAACTCCAACCGCACAAGCTGCTGTTGATATATTGAACAAGTCTGCTGAAGCTAAAAAATTCATTGATGCTATTTCTAAATTTTCTGGTATTCCTAAAAAAGATATCAAGATACCCACGACAAAAAGTGGATTAAAAGAACCAGGTGCTGTTCCCCTTCATGTTATGAAATCATATTTTGATCAACCAGGTATTAATCGATATATTGCAAACGATGAAAACAGAGACTTGGGCAAATTAGTGACAGAACATTATACAGAAGGAAAAGCAGAACCAGCATATTACATGCAAGCAGGAGATGATTTCTACAGAGTATCAAACAAAAATCCTTTAGGGCTTGATATAACAATACCATTGCTCAAAGGTTCTGGTGATTTTAAAGTAAGAGTAGCAACTCGTTCTGAGTTTTATGAAGTGCAAGCAGAGATAAAAATTAAAAAAATGCCGAGTAGCTCTTTCTCTGTTGCACCAAAAACTAAAAAAGAAAATCCATTTATGGGAATGAAAAAATGAGTTTATCATATGATTTTGACAAAGTATTTAAAGAATATCAAAATGCTACTGATGACTTTGGATTCTCTGCGGTGTCTGAAGAAGAATATAATTCAGTAATAAACAAAACAGCAGAAACAGCAGATGATTATAAAACAAGATTGAATGAAGTAGAGAAACTTATCATACCATTCTTACAGAAATTGTATCAAACAGCAGACAAAGAGTACATTTATTGGCCAAACAGAAAACCTGTCATTGAGAAGCAGATTGAAAGAATACTCAAACTCACAAGAGGCTAAAAATGTTTACAGTAACAGAATCCGCAGCAAGCAAAATTAGAAAAATTATTGATGAAGAAGATCCTAACCTTAAACTTAGAATTTTTGTGCAAGGTGGTGGATGTTCTGGATTTAAATATGGATTTTCATTAGAAGAACTTCCTCCAGCAGATGATGATTTTGCTTTTGAGAAAGATGGAATACAAGTAGTTATTGATAGTATGAGTATGCAATATATGAATGATGCTGAAATTGATTATGAAGAAACACTACTAGGAGCAGAGTTCAAAATAAAAAATCCAAATGTATCAGCGACTTGTGGGTGCGGATCATCATTCACGGTATAAAAAAATGTCAGACGATATCAAACCAGACTTTAAAAAATTTAAAAATAAAAAGAAACTTACAGTACCAGAAGAATTTTTAGATAATGCAAAAAGTTATGAAGATAAGCAGATGTTGGTAAAGATATTAACAGAAAGAGAAAAAGGAAGAGTCCTATTAATAATTAAATCAATGCTGGCAGACGCTGTAAAATCAAGAAACCGAAAATGAAACAACTACTTGAAATACTACCTAAAATCTTAGGTATGATGCCTGAGATTGTGAAATATATAAAGTATATTCCAATAATCATGCTACTGGCAGGTATAGCATATGCGGTGTATTATGTGACAAAGAACTACAAAGATCCTTACATGTGCCATGATAATGAAATATATGAACAGATTTCAATTACTTCTGGTGTTTATAAATTTAAAGGTGGGTATTGTATAAGCGATAAGTGAGGTTATTATGAGTGCAGTGGTAATTATTCCGACTACTGGAGCGGATACAGTAAAACGTTCCATTGAAAGTGTTTTGTCTCAAACCTATCCAACAACTTGTTATGTTGTCTGTGATGGTAATCAATTCAGAGGTAAAGTCAAGGTTATTGTTGACA